TGTCTATTGGTCGCTCATAACTGATTTTCGGCTTTTGGCGGTCAAGGCTGTAAGCGGCCTCCTGGGCATAAGAAACTATGTGCTTAGGTTCCAGGTAGGTAACGCTAGGGTTTCGCCTAGCTAACTTATGAGCTTCTTGCCCGATGTCGAAGGGAACGTGCTTGATCATTGCGTGCCAGCCGTCAATAAGTTCTTCGGTGACTTTGCGATTGTCAATTACGGCGATTTCCTTTAGTAGCTGAGCGGTTTCTAATCTATTCATTTTCCGAGTCCTTTTCCTTAGCCCAGCGCTGTAGGGCTTCCCAATCGTTTTCCTGTTTTCTGTTTTTCTTGCGCTCCGGTAATGGAGCATCAGCCCAACCATCGGCATTTAGCCAGGTCGCGGCGTTCTTGATAAATCGTTTTTCTTCTGGGAGGTTCGGATCATTTACGAACTTGATAACTCCCGCCAGGACGTCCTCAAAAGTGACTCGATTCAGCGCTCTCCTAAAAGCCCTAAAAGCCTGGGTTTTATCGTTTTTCTTTGGATAGAGATTCCAAAACTCGTCAAACTGTTCTCTCTCTATATTCTTATCTATAGTCTTCTTATCTATAGTATTCTTAAGTGGTCGATTTTCCGCCGACGGATTTTCCGCCAACGGTTCCTGGGTAGTCCAGGTCACTTCACCGAAACGGCCGCCTTCGTTTATCTGCTCACGACGTAAATAGCCAAACATTTCAAGCTCAGCTATTGCGGATCTAAGTGCTTCTTTGCCCTCTGGATTATTAGCCGCTAACCAATGAACGCTAATTTTCCATTCTGGGGTATGGGATTCAATGTAAGCCAAAAGGCCGCGAGCCTTGAAACTAAGTTTCTGATCTCTTAGCCAAGCGTTAGGTATTTGCGTGAAGTTATCGTCGAATGAATGTCTGCCGCGTATTATGGGCATTTCGTTACTCCTAATCCTCGGCAATAACCTAGAATTAGGACTGCCGAAAGTGTGGTTTTCGGTTTGCGGGTAGGTCGTTTAGGCGGCCTATCCGCTTTTATCTTACTACCCGCCAAGACTGACAACTTGAAACGCCTCGCGTGCGTTCTTATCCCTAGCACCGCCAGCCCATCGCCCAGCGTTGAAGTAAAGCTTCTTTAGTGCATCGAGCTGATCCTGCCGGCGCTTGCGTTCTGATAAATCTTCTTTTTCTTCTTCGCGTTCGATGCGCAAAGCGTGTTCGCGCATCTTCTTTGCTAATTGCTCTATGTCCAAAACTACCCCTAGTTCTTGAAGTGAAGCGGTTGGCTTTTTACTTTCCTTCCGTCATTCGTGAGTATAAACCAAATCCCCTGGGGAACGTCAAGTATCGGCGTGTCATAGCCTTCGTATCGACTGAGTTTATGTCCGCGTTCTCTAGCCAGTTGAGCTATCTGAGAATCTGATTCCATCGCGAAGTTGTATTCTTGGCAGACTAAAACCAAGTTGTCGGCTCGGTCTTGGGCTTTGCTCCCGCCCATACCGCGATTCGCTCGATGGTGAATTACTAAGTCATCCCAGCGCCCACAATGCCAACAATGCTTATCTCTGGCGTGGATTAGGTCGCGTAGGTTCACGCTTAGATTCTAGTTTCTACGCCTATCAGTTTCGCTTGGGTAGCAACCGCCATAATCGAGGTTTCTAGGGTTTTTATTTTCATTCGGATTCGGTTAGCCTCAGCCTTGCGTAAATCCCTCTGTAATCGCGCCTCAGCCGCTTCTAGCTTGCTTAGGGCAGATCTATCGGCAACGGTTCCCTGAGCCTTGATAAAGGCTTTTTGTTCTATTGTGTCTAATTCGTGTTCTGCCTCGGCTAGAGCAACTTCGGCAGCGTATAAAGCCTCTACGCCTTTTCTATTTTCGGCGGTTAGGCTTGCGAGTTCCTGGATTAGTTCCGATGGCAGCATATAAGTCCAATACGTGAACGATTAGTTCGGCCTGAAATAGATCATAGGTTGCCCTATCACCCATCACTCTTGCTTCGATTGCGGCTTCTTCCAGTTCCTTTATCTTCGCTAGGAGTATCGAGTGCCGCGGCTCGTTGCTGGATGACCTGGAGTATTGACTCCGGCGCTCCGGCTGCTTTGGCGTTGGCATAGATCCTTCTTAGTTCTTCTATGTCGCTAATACTATCCGCCTGAGCTAACCACGGTGAGACTGGCCCTTTATTCACTTTCGCCATTTCTTCGCGACTTGGGCCGTTCCCAATTCCTGCTATGCGTAAACACCTACCAGCGGCAGACGTTTCCGCATTTTCTAAAGCGCTAGTTAGGTTCGCGCCTTGCCCTCCGTCGATTTCGAACGCGTGACCAGTCGCTTTAGCCAAGCCGTTAGCCTGGTCGCCAGCCGTGAGGTAAAGCGTTGCTTTGACAACCCAGGTTTGAACTTGCCTATCAGCGGCAGTAGTAAGGTTTTCGGTAATGATTCGCGCATCTGGATACTCCTTATGCAGTATGTTTAGTCGGCTTTGAACATCTTGATAATTACTTAAGTCAAATCTAGGCATCGTCCTCGTCCTCTCCGTGATCTACGAACTCCCAGCCGTGCATCATATAGAACGCATTATCTAGTCCGTGAATGTAAATGCGGTCTAATTCTTTTTTGTCATTTAAGACAATTCCTGAGCATTGTCCGGTAATCATCGTGGCGTTCTCAGGGTTGCCTTTGATTATGGTGATTACGTCACCTAGAAAAACTTGCATTATTTCCTTTTCTTCACTACTAGATACGGCGTTCCCTCGCCGCGTGATTGTCTTTGAGCAACTATAAACTTTTCGCCTTCGTGTTCAAAGTAGGCAGTCTTGGCTTTTCCCATAATGCTTAGAATCTTGGATTTTTCTTTGTTCAATTCCGCTTTAGCATCGTCGTAATTGTGCTGAGCCAAAAGAAGTAGATGCCCGCCGTCTATGTAAACTTCTTCGTCCTCGATTTCCAAGTTCTCAGCGCGAACGGCGTTGTAGGTCGATTCCGAACCATCCCAGTTAGGTCGCTCGCTGGTCTGTAGTGCGTTCCAAAACTTTTCGGCAGCTTTGCGTTGCTGGTGAATCTGGAAGTCATCGCGAGGTATCTCCACCTCGAACCAGTCCATTCCCACTAGCCCTATCAAGATGCCACGCTGTAGATCCATTACGTCTAGGTAATGCTGAACCTGGGCTTCGTATTGCGGTGGTAATTGCTCCCAGTAGTTGCGCGAGGTCTTTACCTCGATAATTACCCATTCGCTAGTTGCGGGATTGTGTGCCAGGGCATCAGGGTTAGCGTGTAGGTAGGGGATGTCTGGATGCTGATAGGTTCCGGTGTAGTAAAGCTCCCATTCGGGGTTCTGCTCTTGCCATAGAAGCAAGATTGGCTCCTCTAAAACCTGCCCTAATCTCATCGCGAAGTTCTGAGTTGGCAGGGTAGGAATTAAACCAGAGCGCTTGGCCCAAAGCGCATAACAAGACTCCCACGGATTCAGTCCTAGAACCGTGCCTATCTCGCTACCGCCTATACCCTGCTGGCGAGCCTTGTGCCAGTCCTCAGAGCCATTTTGGAACGTTCCTAGTAGTTTTGCCCTATTGAATGTTTTTGTGGCGTGTAATCGCATTTTACGGCCTCTCTTAGTTACGCTTTACTCTATGACCGACTACCGACATTTTGATACGCCGTTTATTGAGTTCCTGCGTGTCATCCATAAAGCCGGTCGCGTGCCTTGCGAGGGAAGGGAAAATCTTTTCTTTCCGGAGGACTATCCAGACCCCAAGATGCGGAAACTAATAACTATGACCGCTAAAGAACTATGCGAGGGATGCCCTATTAGGCGCGAGTGTTTTGAGTATGCCCTTGAATCTAACCAACGCCACGGTATTTGGGGAGGAACTACCCCCAACGAGCGTTAGGACTTATGTGAGATTACCGAAGTCAAGACTGAGAGTAATCCTGCTCCGAGTGATACCGAAGCCAAGCTAACCCAGTCAATCGTAAATAATCCAATAGATCCAGAACCCAAGAACGCTAGAGCAGCCTGGGCAACTGTCTTTAGAGAACGCTCGCCGGCATAGCTCCAAAACTCGATACTAAAGAACTTCATCATCTTCCTTCTTCCATAGCTTTACGTCCTCATAGGTTGCGAACGCTGTATACGCTGTCAAGATTATCGAAATTAGGGCAACTCCGCCAATTATTAGCTGTTGCGAAACGCCGGTGTCGCTCATAAAGGTAAGCCCGCCGAAGATAATCATTCCGACACTTAGCCCGAAGGATAAATAAATGAGCCTTCTTCTATGCTTCCACGAAGGCATCAGACTCGCCCACACTTATCGCAATAGCTCATCTGGTCGTCTATAAACTTCTCAGGATCAAAGACAACACCCGCGAATACTGACTTAGCGCTTGGGCCGATTGTTAGGTGTAAGTGAGGGCCGCGGGATGCGTTTCCTGTATTGCCTACGCGCCCGATTGTCTGCCCGATTTCGAGCTTCGCGCCTACCTTTAGCGTTGGTTGTTCGTTTAGGTGGCAATAGCCGATAAAGACGGTTTTCTTATTTATCGCATCCCAGCCAGATTGGACTAAAACCCAGCCAAGAACATCCGACCATTGGACGAGCTTTACTGTTCCCTTGGTTGCGGCAGGGATAGGGGTTCTTGCGCGAGGTGCATAGTCAAGCCCTCGATGCGCATTAGGTCTGTTTTCGGTCGCGCCGAATCGTGAAGTAATTGTCTTTTTATTGAACGGATGCCGCCAGGTCATCGCAATAGTCCGTAAATAGCGGCGATAAGTCCAGCCATTCCAGCACCGAGGGCAGAGAATACTAACTTCTCTATCCACTCCATTCGGGCTAGTTTTTGCTCGACTCTATTCATTCGATTAGGCAGGTCTTTTAGGTTTTTTATGTCCGCAACTATTTCTATCTGAATAGCTTGAAGCTCTAAAAGTTTTTCGTAAATGTCTTTTTGCGTAATGCGAACGCTTGAAGTTTCATCTGCCATAGTTCGATTTTACTTTATTAGCGACCAGCGTAAGTAGGGTAGCGAAGGATAACAAGGCCAGAGCCACCGCTACCGCCATTTGAGCCAGACCTAGCTCCTCCACCGCCACCACCAGTATTCACATCTCCGTTAGTTGCAGCAGCGAAGGGGGTAGTTGTTTGCGTTCCAGCATCTCCACCGCCACCGATTCCGCCTTTTCCATATTGAATTCCAAGTGTTACATAAAATTGCATTCCACCACCGCCACCTGCGTAATAACCGCTTTCGCCCGTAGATGTTGCTGTTGCCCAAACTGAGAATGAATTAGTTCCGTCTCCGCCGTTACCGCCTCTTTCAGTTCCTTGACCATCAGCACCAGCGGTTCCAGCACCACCACCTCCACCTCCTGCGGGTATTTGACCACCAAAAGCCGCTGGAGCGCCATCGCCACCATCATTACCTTGTCCAACGGTTCCAGAACCACCTGTTCCAGCAGGTCCAGTGGCTTGGTTTCCTCCAGCACCACCACCAGAGCCTCCAGATGATCCATTAGAGCCAGCGATTCCCACATCATTACTTGAGTATCCGCCGCCGCCGCCGCCAACGGATGCAGTCAATCCAGTAACAGAAGAATCTGAACCATTAGTTCCTTGAGCGCCACTTGTGCCGCCAGCGCCACCTCCACCAATAGTTACGGTGTATGACCCAAACAAGGTTTGATTTGTAAAGTGCTGTAAACCACCAGCACCGCCTCCACCGCCGTAAGTGCCTCCGCCGCCACCACCAGCGGCAATAACAAGTAGCTCAGCATTTCTAAGTGGAATGTCGCTTACTGAAAAACTTCCAGAAGTCGTAAAAACTCGATAAAAAAATCCATCGCCTTCGTAAAAATCCCCGCCAGAAACTCGCGCTCCAACACTTCCAGCGATTACTGGAATACGAATCACGATGCAACTCGTCCTACGACACGGTATTCATTAGAGTCGGTTTTTATTACCGCTGCGGCCGCATACTGTAAATCGACGTAGAAGCTGATTCCAGTTCCGGCGGTTCCGATTCCAGCCCAAGAGGTCACTCCGCTACCCGCCGAGATGATTGCCGAACCAGAGCCATTACGAAGAATTGTTACTGAATCACCTGTGGAGAGAACATCGTCTACGGTGATAGTCACGTTGGCGGTTCCGCTAGTTTCGATAAGAGTATTGGCATCAGCCGCGACGACTGTATAGCTGGCTGTTTTGGTATTGAGGGTTGTGCTTATGTAATCAGCCTTCATATCCCCGAAAGCGGCGCTTGCTGTTCCATTGGATACGTAAGGTTGTCCAACAGTTCCGCCGGTTATTGGAACGATTAGATCAGCCCAGGCACTTCCCGAATAATACTGATATTTATTGCTATCTTCTAGCCAAGATAGCATCCCTTCGGTAGGAACTACTACAGCGGTAGAGCGGACGGCATCAGAAGCAAACACCATAACTGTCTGATCCTGTAAGAAGTTCTGCACATCCGAAGCGGTTATTACCGTGTTCGGCTGCCAAGTTTTGTATCCGCTCATTATTTCCTAAAGGGTAATCTGGACTAAATCCCAGGTTTGGTTTTCTTCATTCCACGTATAGATATTCTCGGCATCACCAGGATAAGGAACTGGTGCTTCCCATTGGCAGGTTTCCTCGTTTAGTAGCCAGCTTGGGAATGGCTTTGGAGGAATAAATGCATCTAGCTCATCGCTATAGCTATAGCCAATTCCAGCGTAATTCTTACGAATGTTGCCGTTGTAAGAAGTGCGAACGCAACGCTGACCACGAAACTCGGCATACCAAACTTCGGGTTCTTTACCCTCGATAAGTTCGGTTTCGTCAATACCAACAATTACTTCAGTAACAATGTTGTTAGAGTCTAAAAAAGCGTAATGTGCCATAGTCCTATTCTAACTAAAACTAATTGAGCCAGTTCCAGCGGTAAAGGTTGTTATTTTGTATCCTCCGCTGGTTGTAGTGCTGAAGGTAAGCCCGGAGCCTCCGCCAATCGTATAGATATCTGGGTATTTTAGGATTACAATGCCTGAACCACCATTCCCACCGTAAGTTCCCCCTCCTGCGGATCCCCCTCCTGCTCCACCACCAGTATTGGCCGTTCCATTTCCACCAGTAACATAAAGACCTTTTGATCCATTTCCGCCGCCTCCTGTTCCACCTAAACCTGCGGTTCCTTGATAAGCGCCCCCGCCACCGCCCCCGCCTCGAGTTATTGAAGTTCCTGTTATAGATGAAGAAACGCCGTTCCCGCCGCTACCTGAAGTGCTACCTGAATATGCCCCACCGACAGCACTTGCTCCACCCCCGCCACCTGCGCCACCCAAACTAACATTCCCCCCGCCACCTACTCCGCCCGCATAGCCTTGATTAGTAGTTCCCGAACCAACTGCCCCACCGTCACGACCTGATCCACCACCCGAACCTCCAGTTTGCCCAGTTCCGTTGTAATAGGATCCACCACCACCTTTAGTAGAAGTTATTGTTGAAAATACCGAGTCGTTTCCATTATTGCCATTTGTTGCTCCTGTTGTGCCAGCACCACCAGCACCTACCGTTACGGTGTAATTAGTTGAAACTACGCCAGTAAAAGAGGATTCGGCGCTTGATCCACCGCCAGAGTTTTCACCTGGAACATTACAGCGATAGCCTCCTGCACCACCCCCGCCCCCGATTTCGCCAGAGCCGCCGCCACCTGCGATTACTAGGTATTGAATATCTAACGGAAGTTGAGAAGTAAAAAACTCTTTCCAAGAACCAGAAACTTTTACGCTTCCCTTAGAAACTTCTTTCCAAGAACCAGAAACTTTTACGCTGATTTTAGAAACGTCTTTATAGTTACCACTAACGCGAACGTCCGCTGGCATTTATTCCCCTTATGGTGTGTATTGAAGCCAAACGTCGCCATCAGAACCGCCCGATGGTGTTGCGGTTGAAATTGCTATGTTGCGAACTACAACTGATCCAACTGCGGCAGTTGAAACTGTGCCGTTAGTTTGAGCTACTTTGCCGTCAAGCTGAGTTTGAATTGCTGAAGTAACTCCATCGACGTAATTTAGTTCCGTTGTCGATAAGGTTGCTCCGTCGAGAATATTTAGTTCGGCTGCTGAAGCGGTTACGTCCGTCACTTGCGATAGAGCGATTGTGATAGCTGAGCCAACCGCTGAATAATTTACGTTTAGCGTTACGTCACCAGTAGAACCACCGCCAGTAAGTCCAGTTCCCGCGGTAACCGCTGTAATGTCGCCAGGATTAGATACCGCTACCCAAGCCGAGCCGTTATATAGTTCAAGAGCAGTTGAACCAGTTAGGTAAGACAACATTCCAGCGCTTACGGCCGTGCCTAGAGCAGAACCGCGAGCGCCGGAGTCGGCGTATACCTGAACTACTTGATCCTGTAGGTAACTTTGGAATACGTCGGCATCGACGACCTCACCGATTGCCCATTCTTTCCAGCCTGACATTGTTCTCCTAATAGCCCAGGGAGTTACCAGAGCTTAGTCTACCAAAGACCAAATCTGAGAGCGTAAAGAAGTAGCCTTCTGTAGATCCCAGTCCTAAAGTAACCCGATGAGAGGTTTCGTTTACTTGTTGCGAGATTCTTATTACTTCCGCGTATCTATCTATTTGCGGAGGAACATTATTAGGCGTGAACTTTACCCTTACAAAGTCGCCTAGTTCTAGGTTTAGTATCTGGTTTTGGGTTGCTTCATCGAGGTCAATAAGTTCGACCTCCAAAGACTCGAAGCGGTATTCGGGGTTTTTATAGATTGACAATAGATAGGTCGCTAGGTTGTCCGCCGAGGTATCAGTATCTAATGGCAGGTTAGAGCGTGTTAGGTTCTGGATTCCGTAGTTTTCTTGGCTTACATTATCGTTAGTAGTCGCCGTTCCGCCATTGAGCCTAGATACTTCTACTTGATTGTAAAGAAGTTCGGATCCATAGACGACCTGTAGATTTTGATAAGCAATTCCGCTGCCATCATCAGCGAACACTACTGGCGTTCCAATTGTCGCGGCAGTTCTATCTAGGAACTTTACGTCGCCAGTCTTAGAGATAAATAGCGAACCTGGTTCTGATTGTGCGATTGTCTGAAGATAGCCAAGTGCGTTAGTGCCTTCGGAAATTACATCAGCCTGTAGGGATTGTTGCCCTTCTTCTACGTCCACGCGAGTATTTGGCCATTGAACGCCGGCGTTAGCTAGGATTGCCTCGATGCGGTCGCCAGTTGTTTCGGCGGTTGCCGTGCCACCGCTTAGCGACTGATTAGCAAACTGAGCAAAAGCATCCGAAGATTCGATTACCGCGAAGCTGTTACCCGCTGGGTTGTATTGCAAATCCCAGTCATCTATAACCGCTTCTATCTGAATGTCATCATTAGAGGTTACGCGAACGGCACGCTTTGGAATAATCTGTCCGCTGTATGGACTTCCAGTAAATAGCGGGTCGAATACGCGAGTATTGTTATTCAAAGTAACGCTTAGGTTTCCAGCGGTGTATTGGTCAAGCTGGCGAGACTTACCGCGGTTTATTGTGTATTCAATTACGAACGGCGTTACGTCTTGATAAATAGCTCCGCCGAGGATGGTTTGGGGCTGATCTAAAAGCCCATAGAAGGCATCGTCTAATCGAGCAAACTGAGCATTAGGTAAGCCAGATAGGTCGAATCCGATTTCGACTTTATTAGTCGCCACTATGCCCTCGCAAAGACTCGACCGCTAGAGCGCTCGTAGCGAAGAATCTCATCTACTATCTTGCGCCCTATTTCAGTTCCGTTAGCACCCATTCCAGCATTTACGTTTATGTTGTAGGTGTTTTGAGTTCCGCCCAAGTTGCCTAAGCGATCTAGTGGGATGACCGCTTCAGGTCTACCGGCTTCGGCGAGGTTAGCTAGGACTCCGCCAGGTTGCGGCATAACTATTCCGCCTTCGGCTAGGCGAGGAATGTTTATTTTCGAGAGTCGTGGCAGATTTAGCGAGAATGTGTTACCGCCGAATAGAGGAACCCAGTCGGGGATTGTTACCTTGATACTGTTTAGCGCTCCGATTACGGCATTTACACCATCGACTACGCCATTTACCAAGCCTTGAATAAAGCCGAGGATTCCGTTTATTGTGCCTTTTACGAATCCGCTAATGTCGCGCCAGACTGACTTGAAGCCATCGGCAAAGGGTTTCATAAACGCGGTTAGCGTAGATAGTCCAGATTCAAGAACATTTATTCCGTTGCTTACGATGCCCTGGAATACCGCGGTCGCAAAAGATAGAGCAGGGATTAGAAGCGTGTTTATTATGTCAATCAGCGGCGGAAGAATAGTAAGAAGTAGCGGCGTGATTGCCTCGACCACTTTGATAATCGCCGGCGCTAATGGTAAGAACACGTCAAGAAGTAGCTGAGTAATGACCGGCAATAGCGTTCTGAGCAGTTGAACGAACGCGGGTAGAAGTGCCTCTATAAGCGGCATAAAGCCCTCTACTAGCTCCAAAATTGCCGGCGCTAGTGGTTCTATCAAGTCCTCTAGGAACGAGGCTAATAGGGGCAAAATAGCGGCTATTACGGGCAGTATTGCGTTGAGGATAGATACGAAGATAGGCAGTAATTGAACCGCCAGCCTTGCCACAATAACGATTATGTCCGTGAATACGTCAAGTAGTGGCATAAAGCCGTCGATAAGCGTAGGGATAATCTGCCCTACCTCGTCAAAGACTGGAATAAGAGCGGTAAAGATTTCCGCGAGCATCGGAGCCAGTTCCTCGATGAGCGGAAGAAGTGAAGCGGCAAGTTGCTCAAAGACTGGGAGAAGTGCCGCGCCGACTGTTTCTTTTACGTTGTCGAATGCTAGAGCCATCTTGTCCGAAGCGTTAGCAGTAGCCGCAGCAGTTCCGCCTACCTGAGTTTCGATAGCAGCGAGAACCATATTCTGAGCTTCGAGAACGTTGCCCGACTCTACTAGGGTCTTTATCTTTTCTTTTTCTTCGGCGGTGAAGGTAATACCGGAGCGAGTTAGAGCGGTAATACCCTTGATTGGATCGTTGAGGGCTTTACCAAGTTGAACCGCATTCGTTTCAGCTTGTCCAAATCCTGCGGCCGCGAGGTCAATAGCGGCCTGAGTAGCGCGGTCAAATGAGCCACCAGCGGAATCGGCGGTTAGTGCTAGTTCCTTGAATGTAAGAAGTTTCGCCTGGGTTGCCTTGATTACTTCGGCATCCGTAGCCAGGTTCATCTCGTTAGCTTCGGCGTAAGCCTTTAGGCGGTCAGAAACGGCTTGCGTTTCGTTGCCAAATATATTCATCGACTTAGCGATTTGGTCGATTCTTGCGTTCGCTGTAGCTACGCCTTCGGCTGCCAGGATTGAGTCTTTAGCGAAGTTAGTAATTGCTGCTACTGAGAAGGTCGCGGCAATAGCACCGCCGAGCTTGCCTAGTGTCTTGCCAAGTCCGCCAAACGCTCCGCTGGCTTCTTTTATTCCCTTGTCGTCAAACTTGGAAATAATCGGGAGGTTAATTGCCATTCGTTAGAATCCTCTCGAACTCGCGGAACGCTCTGTTTAGAACTCTCTCGGCTATTTCAACTATTGCGGGTCTTTGTAATCTGAATTGCTGATAGGCAAAACGACCGCCTTTACCCTTCATAGGCTCAATCTGGTTTAGTTGGAAAACCATACTTCTACCGCTTCTAGTTTCGCCTCGCGATCTAGAACCAGCTAATTCGGCGATGTAGAAACCGCGTTGTCTACCGGCATCCATTCGAATAGAAACTAGATTGGTTGCGTTTCTTTTGCTTCGTCCTGGTGTGAAGGAAACTTTACCTTTAGGCGCTCGATAGCCAGTAGGCCCATTGTGGAAGAAGCCGGAGGGGATTCCTGGATAGGTGTCTGGCATACTCTCAGCGATGCCGTCGGCTATTGGCTTTAGCTCAGTAACTAATCTACCTTTTAGGATTTTGTTAGTTTCTGGCTCAATTTGCTTCATTCGCTTAAGAACTAACCTAATTTCGTTAGCATCTACTTCTTCTATGCCTATCACGCGGTAGCTCCTTACGCTTCAATTCTACCGCCGGCGTTGTTTTCTATTTAGGTTCTCCAAATAGCGCCCCATAGTCCAGAGCATCCTCGGAGATAGTTCCGTTAGCTCGCGTGGGCTTAGTTTGTATTCGTAGGCTAGGTGAGCAAGTAGCCAATGGTAAGAGCTATCGCCTAGCCCAACTATTTTTTTACTTGCTCAGCCTCTACGCCTGAAACTGTTTCTACCCAGGCTTCAAACTCTAGGGCTGTTGCCTTATTGCGTGTCTCAGAGTTCCACGCTAGGAAAAGTAGGTGAGTAAGTTTTACTTCTTTTTCCAAGCGTGCAACGCTGAGGTCATACTTAGCTTCGAAAGCAACTAGATCAGCCGCGGTAGCGCTAATCGTTTTTTTCGTGCCATCGTTGAAGGTTGTTAGTAGGTTGATTTGCATTTAGTTTCCTTATGCTGTTGCGCGAGTTACGCTTCCTGAAGCCAGCGGCCAAGACACACTTAACGTAGATACATCTCCCACGCTAGAGGCGTATGGCTGGTATTCCGTAACCAAGAAGACACCTGTATAGGTAGGGTTGGTTGCGTTTACGGTTCCGCTGGTTGGCTTGATAACTACGGTCGCGTTGGTTCCGAGTAGCGGCCATAGGGTCGCATCTACGGAAGCGGCGGCGAAATCCTGGAAAAAGTCCAGGGTTAGGGATGCATCCTTTAGTCCACCGACTCGGCTTCTAAAAGTATTTCCGAAGCTGGTTATCTCCTGCTCCTCGGAAGTGATGTCCAGGGTAACGGCTGCCAAGCTCGAACTGAAGTCAGCGCCGTTAATTGTTACGTTGTAGTCAGTCGCTACGAACTTGGCCACGGTTTTCTCCTTATTTATTCTGCATAAACGGTCACGGCGAAGTTCGCCGCGAGGTATGTTGCCTCTCCCAATAATACCGCACTAACACCAGTCAGGTCGGTCACGCGTGTATCGAAAACGATACCGCCGAGAGTCTTATCCCCTTCAATAGCTTCTTTTACTGATTGCGTGCCGGAGGTAGAAGTAAAGGCATCTAGTCGGTCTTGCGCTTGGCGCTCAGATACTCGACCGACAATAACCGAAACTACGTAAGTGTAAGTAGTCATTCCGCCTTTGAACGCGCCGTCGTAGGTAACGTTGTTCACCTGGACGATAGCTTGTGGAGGTGCTGGGTTATCAGGAATAACCGAAGCCGTCCTGAGTCCTGTAATAGTTGCCAGTCTTGCGGCTAAGCCGTCGCGAATCTGGCTAACGGTTACGGCAGCCATTAGGCAGCGCTTACCTTCTTGAATGCAGAGATAAGAGCATCTACGTCAGGATCTATACGACCAACTCGGATAGCTCCGATGTCGCCAAATCCTGCTACGCCTAGCGGAGAATCGTAGCGCTTGAATAATCTCATTCCGAGAAGAATCGTTGCTTGTTTTATGTCAATAGGAACGGCACTCCATCCCCAAACTCCGGTAACTTGCACCGTTGCTTCGTTGCTGTTTGTGGTATTGGTTGTCCATACTGGGAATAGGTAATCGCCGATAGCCTTTATGTCGGTGTATGGCGAGTAACTTCCGCCAACAACTCCATTCAGCGGAGCGAGTTCGTAATCGGTCGAAGTCCAAGTGACGTCGAAGTTCTGGTCAGCGGCAGAAGAAGTCTTTAGTGTTGTCAGGCTTACTAGGTCGTCGATTTCAACCGCATAAGGATCCGTAGGTAGATAAACACGAACGGCACTTCCCGCGTTGTAGAAGATACGGTCGCAAGCGCGGTCAATCTGTCGGCTGGCGGCTTCTACGCATATCTCCAATAGAGAATCATCTACGGAATCAGTTATGCGAGCCGCGGCCTTAATCTCGCTCAGAGAGCAATAAGCATTAGTAAGAGCCATACCTCTAGTCTACCGCCTTAGAATCCATTGGCTTTGGCGTATTCATAGACCTTCTTATCTTCCACGCTTCTAATGGCAGGGTTCAATAGTGGCCCTGATTCTGTAAGTCGGTTTACGCCTTCGTCAAAGATGTAGCGAGTAGTCGATGCCAGGTATGGTTTGGCTTGCGCTTTAGCTGAATCTATTTGGAAAATCCAGTCACTCCAACGGTAATCCAACTTCTGCCCTAAACGCTCATAGAGTTCTTTAGTGCTAGGAATTAACTGAGGTGCTGGCATCATGTTCGCGATTGAACTGGTATCCCAATGACCCTTCCAGATACGCCCACTATTGCGGTAAATAATGGAGTCTATGTATAGCTCAGCGCCTAATTCGTCCGCTTTATCTATCTCGTCATAAGCACCAGGCAGAAGCTCGTCATCTATTGGAACTAGGGAAAACCATTTAGAACTTACTTGTCTAATCAGAGAATCAAAGCGCTCATTAGGCGATTCTCCGACCATAGTAAATACTTTTGCTTTTATGCCTTCGGGAATCGAGCTTGCTAGGTTTACTGGATCACCAGGAATTATGCCTAGAAGAATCTCGTCAGGTTTCCGATTTAGGGTTTGTAGTCCGCGCCACCATTGAGGAATAAACTGCTCATATTCCAATCCCCAGCAAGCGGTCAATACGCTAATCGTTGTTTTCAAACTGTTTCTTCCAGAATGGTAGCCAGTAATTTTGCCAGACCGTTTCTACGTCGAACTGTTTAGCGAACTCGATTGAGCTTTCAGATACTCCGCGAGGTGCATCCTGAGCTTCTTTTAGCGCTTCATAGATTGACTGGACGAATGGAATTGAGAAGAAGGATTGCTGAGCTTCATCCCAGAACGGTTGCCCACCGACTAGCCAGGAGTCCGCTCCCGCTAGATCCTGGGTCGCCGCAAACCCACTCGTCACAATGCGGCTCCCGCACGCCTGTGCCTCGATTACAGGCACTCCAAAACCTTCTCCATAGGAACACCCTAGAAGCACGTCAGAGGCCGTGTAAACGCCAGCTAGGAACTCCTGAGGGTATCCTACGCGGAGCGTATCCGAGTCGGCTATTAGAACGCAAGACTGGTCTAGTCCGACTGCCCTAAGTAGCTTGGCGATATCGAAGCCGCCGAATACCTTGTTCGGCTCCATATGTAAGTAAAGGTAAGCGTTCTTATTTTCTTTTCGGAGCATCGAGAACGCTAGTAACTGCTCGGCTATTGCTTTGCGGTGAATCTGCCCATTGGCCTTGTTAGCTTGAACCATCGACACCAGAAACGCATCTTCGGGAACTTCCAGATACTCGCGGATAGTCATACCCTTATAGGTTTCGGTTGGCTTGAAAATCTTTGTATCGACCGAATGAGGTATGTAGGTCGAGTCAATCCCTGCCGCTTCGAGTTGCCTTTGACCGTGCGGACTCATAGTTATAGGCGTTACGTTTGTGCGGAGAAGAAACTTGGCGACCAGCGGCGGGAGAGTTGTGTGATCTAGTGGCACGTAGCTAACTATGTTGCCGTCGTATTGAAGGTTGTTGTATACCCAAACGTCGTAAAGCGTGAAAAGAATGTTAGGCAATTTAGGGTATTCATCGAAGAAGTCCTTTGCCCAGATAGGCATAACGTCCTCAGAATAGAGAACGTGTCCACGCGGGTAATGCTTTACCTCGCCGAATGGCGTGCGTATCTTGTCAATTCGACCTTCTAGGCCGTAATTAGATAAGTTGGCTACCTTTATGCCGTGCTTTAGAAGTCGCTCGGCTAGGTATTGTCCTTGAACTCCGTAGCCGGTGGATGAGCCGATTGAATTAGAGGCGATGGCTACCGCGCCTTTTAGTTTGTAGGTCATAGAAAAAACATACCAGAAAATAAAGGAGGCTCGCCGCAACCTACAACGACGAGCCTCCGGCTTATTTACTTACTACGCGTGAACCAAGTACTTAACGTGGCTAGCGTGCGTAATGTTGGAATCGAA